TTAGATGACGGTCCATGTGCCGAGCACCCTTCCGATGATGACCAGTTCGTCCGCCGCGTCGCCTGTGACCAGTTCGGGCTGATAGGCCGGGTTCTCCGAGATGATCTCGATTCCGTCCAGCAGGCGGCGCAGGCGCTTGATGCGCAGCTCGTCGCCGGTGCGGAAGGCGAAGACTCCTTCGCGCAACCGCGTGCTTTTCAGATCGACCAAGGCGCGGGCACCATCGGCGATCAGAGGCGTCATGGAGTCACCCTCGACCGGAAAGACGCTGAGGCCATCGCCCTCGGGTCGCCCCAGGCTGCGCAGGAGGTCGCGGTCGAATGGCATGTCGCCGAGCTTGTCCGCCGCATCGGCGAAGGCGGCCACACCCGCGGCGAAGCGGACATCGTAGATCGGAACGGAGACGAAGCCGCCGGCCTCGGCATTGGCCCGCCCGGCTCCCGTCAGCAGCCAGCGGAGGTCGACGCCCAAGACCTCGGCCAATCGCGCGGCCTTGAAGCCGCCGGGCTCGCTGCCGTTCAGATACTTGTTCAGTGCGCCCACCGAGATCCCCGCGCGCTTGGCTACGACCGCTTGTGGCGTACCGCTCATGGCAGCGTGGAGCCGCTCGGCGAAGCCGGTGGCCAGACTAGATTCATCTGCTGGAGCGCTTGACACGAATCCCTCAGAGAGCGAAAGGTTCACGATAGTGAACGTAGAACTCGCCTAGGGGGCGATCTGTGCATCCAGAGGACATCAAAGCTTCCGTCAGGAAGAGGGGGACAACCCTCACGAAGCTGGCGATGGACAACGGTCTAAGCGACAGCGCCTGCCGCAAGGCGCTGACGGTCCCTGTTCCTCGCGCGGATCGTGCGATCGCCGCCTGCATCGGGAAGCCACTCCATGTCATCTGGCCCCAGCGTTATGACCGCGCGGGGAATCGGAAGTTCACGAAAGTGAACTCTACCGATCTTCGAGCGAGCGCGCACCGTCTATCGGCGGGGGCGCAATAGACATGGGGCAGGCGCTCACTTCGATCCAGGGTCAGGTCGCCGCGGTCCGCAAGGCCGCGGCCCGTGCCGCCCTGCAGGTCCGGGACCTGAAACCGGGGAACTTCAAGCGAAAGGCCGAGACCCAGCGCGACGTCCTGCTGGCGGCCGCGGCGACCCTTTCGGCCGTCGAGGCGAGCCGGGCGGCGCTGGATCGTCTGCCCGACGCCCAGCGCGACCGGCTGGCCGTGGCCCTGGCGGCCGGCGGCTATGTCGCCGTGATGGCCGAAGAGCCGGGCACCATGGCCGGGGAGCCGCGTCGTGGCTGAGCCGGAAATCCTCCAGTCCATCGTCTTGATCTCCTTGTCGGAAATCGACTGGACGCCCGGGCTGCGCCCGATCGACCCCGTGTGGGTCGAGGGGCTTTCGCGCCTGATCGACGCCGAGTGCCAGCGCGATCCGATTCTGGTCTGGCGAAAGCCAGACGGCCGGTTCGGCCTGATCGCGGGTCGTCACCGCTTCCGTGCCGTCGAGGCGTTGGGGAGCCCAACCATCGCGGCGGTCATGTTCCTGGGCGACGCGTTGGAAAGACGCGCCGCCGAGGTGGCGGAGAACCTGCACAAGCCCGGCCTTTCGCCGCTTGATCGCGCGGCCTTCGTGGCCGAGGCCATCGAGATCGCCAAGGCCCGTGCCGGCGTAGACCCGGCCGAAAGCGCTCAGAAGCTCGCGGCCGAGGCGCGATGGTCGAAGCGGGTCGGCATTGAAGCCGACGATGCGAGTCGCATCGTGAGACTTGCATTCGGTATGGCCGACGACGTGGCCGAGAAGATCGGCCTCTCGCGCGCCTCCATCTACCGCGACCTCGAACTCCATCGAGGCCTTCAGGCCGATCTCGTGGAGGCGATCCGCGCCCTGCCGATCGGCGGCAACGCTGCCCAGCTGCGCGCGCTCGCCAAGCTGGACGCACGCTCGCAGGCCGAGGCCGTGACCCTGATCCGGGACGGCCAGGCCAAGTCGGTCTCGGACGCCGTGGGCATCCTGAAGCAGAAGCCCCTGCCGGACCCCGCCAAGAAGGCCTGGTCGGCCGTGGTCGGCAACTGGGCGCGGCTGTCGGCCGCCGACCAGAAGGCCGTGTTGAAGGCGATCAAGCTGCCGAAGGGCGTCACCTTGACGATCGACGGGGAGGCGCTGGGATGACCGAGCCCCTCGTCGCCGAAGGCCTGTCGATCATGGGCGAGCGGGGCCGACTGACCGTCCGTCTGCACGACGCGGACGGAGAGGTCGTGGCCATCGCCCGGCTGCGGTCGCGCGAAGCCCTGAACGCCGACCTGCTGTGGGCCTCGGCCGTCGAGCGGGTGAAGACCGGCTCGCCCTCGCGGGGCACCCACTGATGGCGCGGCCTTGGGAGCCCGACGAGATCGCCTGGGCGCAGGAGTGCGCCGGCGCCGGCGACACGCCTGAGGACGTCGCCGAGATGGCCGGACGGACCGTCGCCGACGTCCTTGAGCACGTCCGGTTCCCCCGTCGGACCAACAACCTGCGAACGGCGCTGCAGTTGTATGTGGCGGGTACGGACGTCCGGTCGATCGGCCGGGCGATCAAGCCCGACACGCCGCGTCCGGACTCTCTGGGGGCCTGTTACGTCAAGCGCCTCCGGGCCAAGGGCTTCAACCTGCCCTCGCGGGTGCCCAGCCGGTCCGCAGCCGCGGAGGCGCGCCGTCATGGCTAAGCGCAAACCCGCCTTCGACACGGCCCAGCTGGGCTTCAGCTTCGAGGCGCCGACCGCCGACGTGGCCGAGGGCGCCCTCGCGGATCTGGACCGGCAGGTCGCGTCGGCGGTGGCCGGCATCCTGAAGGACGATCCGCGCAGCCGCTGGGAAGTGGCCGGTCAGGTTTCGGCCCTGATGGACGCCGACGTCTCCAAGGCCACGCTGGACAAGTACTGCTCCGAGGCCAGCCCCGAACACAACATCAGCTTCGCCCGCCTGGTGGCGCTTGTCGTGGCGACGCGCCGCTACGACGTGCTGAACGCCCTGTTACGCCGGATCGGCGCGACCCTGGTCCTGGGCGAAGAGATCGAGCTGCTGCAAATCGGCCACCTCGAGGCCCAGCGCCGGGCGATCGACAAGCAGCTGAAAGGCCTGAAAGCGGTCGCCGAACCCATGACGCGGGGGACCCGATGACCATGACGATGGGGGTCGGGGGACCCGTCGAACTGCCCCACGAGTCGTCGCCCGCTGAGGCGGCCTGGTTCACGGCGGCCGAGCTGGCGTCGCTGAAGCTGCCCGGACTGTCGGCGGCCAAGCGCAAGATCAACGAACTGGCCCGCGACGAGAAGTGGGCGCTGAAGATCGATCGTCAGGGCCGGCCGCTGGCGCGCCCGCGCGAAGGCCAGCGCGGAGGCGGGCTGGAGTACGCCCTGCAGCTGCTGCCCCCGCCGGCGGTGGCCGAGCTGGTGCGGCGCGGTCTGGCCGGCGGGCGGGTCCTTCCGGCCGGGGCGATCACGGCCTCGAACGACGAGGCCGTGGAGACGCCCGAGGCGCGCATGTGGCGACGGTTCGACGGCCAGTCCGCGTCGGTCAAGGCCGAAGCCCGACGCCGTCTGGAGGCCATCCAGGAAGTCGAGGCCCTCGAGGCCGCCGGCATGACGCGCAGCGCGGCGGTCGCCGCGACCGCCGCCGCCGTCGAGGTGGGCACGTCCACGCTCTGGGAATGGCTGGGTCTGGTGAACGGCGTCCGCCCTTCCAACCGGCTGCCCCTGCTGGCGCCGCGCCGCCAGGGCGGCGGCAAGACGGCCGAGGTGGACCCGGGCGCCTGGCGATTTCTGGTCTCCGACTATCTGCGGCCGGAGCGGCCGACCTTCGCCAGCTGCTGGTGGCGGTGCCAGCGCGACTATTGCGACCCGCTGGGCCTGACCCTGCCGCACCAGAAGACCCTGCTGCGCAAGCTGGAGCGGGAGATCGACGAGCGATTGATCACGGCCAGGCGCCACGGCGCGGACGCGCTGCGCGCCCTGATGCCCGCGCAGACCCGGTCGGTCGCCGACCTCCACGCCCTGGAGCTGGTCAACATCGACGGCCATCGGTGGGACGTCTTCGTGAAGTGGCCGGACGGCCGGATCGCGCGCCCCACCATGGTCGCCGTCCAGGACGTGATGAGCCGCAAGATCGTCGCCTGGCGCATCGACGAGACGGAGTCGGCGGTCCTGACGCGCCTGGCCTTCGCCGACCTGTTCGCCACCTGGGGCATCCCCAAGGCCTGCCTGATGGACAACGGCCGGGCCTTCGCCTCGAAGTGGATCACCGGTGGCGTCTCCAACCGCTTCCGCTTCGCGGTGAAGGACGAGGAGCCGACCGGGCTGCTGACCAGCCTGGGGGTGAAGATCCACTGGGCCCTGCCGTTCCGGGGGTCTTCAAAGCCCATTGAGCGGGCCTTCAGGGACCTGTGCGACACCGTCGCCAAGCACCCCGCCTTCGCCGGCGCCTATACGGGCAACCGGCCCGATGCGAAGCCGGAGAACTACGGCTCCAGGGCCGTCGACCTGGACACGTTCAAGGCCGTGGTGAAGCGCGAGATCGCCGCCCACAATGCCCGGCCCGGGCGCCGCACGGAAGCGGCGGGCGGCGCCGCCAGCTTCGACCAGGTCTTCGAGGCGTCTTATGCCCGCTCGCCGATCGGCAAGGCCACGCCCGAGCAGCTGCGTCTGGCCCTGCTGGCCTCCAAGGTCATCGGCACGGATCGCCGCGACGGCTCGGTGCGTGCCCACGGTAACGTGTGGTGGTCGCCGGCCCTCAGCGCCCTGCGCGGCAAGAAGGTGGTGCTGCGCTACGACCCCGACGATCTGGCCGCCCCGGTCCATGTCTACGGCCTGGACGATCGCTTCATCGCCACCGCCGAACTTCAGGGCCGCACGGCCTTCCTGGACGCGGGCGCCGCCCAGCGCCGGGCGCGTCAGGAGAAGAGCCTGAAGCGCGCGGCCAAGGAGCTGGCGCAGCTGCAGGACCTGATGAGTGCCGAGGACCTGGCCGCCTTCAGCGCCAGCGTCGAGGCCGAGCCGGAAACGCTCCCGGAACCGACGGTCATCCGCCCGGTGCGGATGCGCGGCGGCGCTCTGGCCAAGGCGGCGGTCGCCCCGGAAGCGCCGCTGTCGCTGAGCGAGCGGATGGCCGCCGCGACCGAGCGGATGCCCAGCCTGCAGGTGGTGAAATGACCCGTCCCGGCATCGTCCGGGCGCATCCCGCGACCGCGGATGCGCCCGAAAAAAGATCGGGCGCGGAGGGGGTGAAGGCCCTCCGCGCCCGCTGTTCGGGCCTCGCGGCCCTGTCTGAAGAGAGGAACGCCTAGCATGAACATTGATCGCGGAAAAGAGAGCTACACCCCGGCGGACGTCGAGGCCGTCCGCCAGCGCCTGGTCGAACACAAGACCTATGAGAGCCTGTCCTGGCCGGCCCTGGCCAAGGCGATCGGCGACGTCGCCGACAGCACGCTGTCGGGCTTCGCCGGCGGCAAGTACGCCGGCGACAACCAGCTGGTCGCCTGGAAGGTCAATCGCTACTTCCTGGCCGAGGAGATGCGGCGCGAGGAGGCGCTGCTGGCGCCGGTGGTGCCGGACTTCTGCATGACGCGGACGGCCCGGACCATCATGGGCCAGCTGCGCTGGGCGCACGGCGGCGAGATGGCCGCCATCGTCGGTAACCCCGGCATGTCCAAGACCTCGACCTTCGAGGAGTACTGCCGGGTCACGCCCAACGCCTTCATCGCCACGATGAATCCGACGACCCGCGCGGTCCAGCCGATGCTGCAGGAGATCCTCCGCGCCGCCGGCGGCCTGGGCAAGGCGGCGGTGGCGCACACCCTGTTCGCCATCCTGTGCGAGCGGCTGAAGGGCGCCCGCGCCCTGATCATCGTCGACGAGGCCCAGCACCTGACCGACGTCGCGCTGGACCAGCTGCGCGCCATCCACGACCGGCTGAAGTGCGGGATCGTCCTGGCCGGCAATGCCACGGTGCTGACCCGCGTCCAGGGCGGCGCGCGGCAAGCCGACTTCGCCCAGCTGTCCAGCCGGGTCAGCTGGTCGCAGAGCTATCTGAAGCCCTACGCCGAAGACGTCGGCGTCCTGCTGGACGCCTGGGGCGTGACCAACGACCGGGAGCGCGAGTTCCTGGGCAAGGTCGCCGAACAGCCCGGCGCCCTGCGCCTGATGACCCAGGTGCTGAAGCTGGCGACCCTGGCCGCCCGCGCCGACGACGACGACCGCACCCTCAGTCACCTGCGCGCCGCCGAGAAGCAGCTGCAGCATCGTCCGACCTTCGCCGTGGGAGCCGCCGCATGACCGGCTTCAACCCCGCCGACGACACCCCGGCCGACGTCGACGCTGAACTGCAGCTGATCGACCTGGTGCTGGCCGATCTCGGCACGCTGCATCGCCGGGCCACGGCCGAGACCCTGAGCGGCGAGGACCTTCGCCAGCTGGTCAACCGGGCCCGCTTCCGCCTGAGGCTGGTCCGGGCGGCCCGCGAAGCGGAGGCCGCCGAGGCAGCGCCGATCGAACTGACGGACAAGGCGGTCGCCTATGCGGCCGCCGCCCAGGTCGGCGCCCGGCCGGACGTCCTGACGGGGATCATGCGTCGATGCCGGCTGACGACCGGCACGGGGCTGGCGCGCCGGCTCGGCGCCGAAGCCGTGGGAGAGCGTCGCGCATGACCCGAAGCCCCGTCTCCCGATGGCTGGCCTTTCTGGCGCTGGCCTGGCTGCCCCACCGCCCGCGCGAACTGCGCCGCGGCGATTCCCGCCTGATCTCCAATCCGAAGGACCAATCCCGATGATCGAACAGACCCAAGCCCATCCCATCTCCCCGGCCGGGACTCCGGAGCCGGTGCCGGGCGGCCGCGTCGACGTGGCCGGCAAGATCTACATGACCGACGCCAAGGGCGCCCTGGTGCCCGTCGAACTGGTGAAGCCGGCGGACCAGCTGCAGGACGAGATGGTCCGCAAGGTGATGGGTTTCGCCCTGGAGCTGAACGCCCGCGTCGCCCGCTTCAAGCAGCACACGCTGGACGATTTCGCCGCGCTGATGGAGCTGCTGGCGCAGGAGTACCAGACCAGGATCGGCGGGCCGAAGGGCAACGTCTCGGTCACGAGCTACGACGGGACGCTGCAGGTCCGGCTGCAGATCCAGGAGCGGCTGACGTTCGGGCCCGAGCTTCAGGCGGCGAAGACCCTGGTCGACGAGTACCTGACCGAGCTGACGGAGGACGCCGGCCCGGAGCTTCGCGGCATCGTCACCCACGCCTTCCGAACGGACCAGGCGGGTCTGATCAATCGGGCCGAGCTGTTCCGTTTGCTGCGCTACGAAATCGCCGACGCACGCTGGCAGCTGGCCATGAAGGCGATCCGCGATTCCATCCGGGTCGAGGGTTCCAAGGAACACGTCCGGTTCTATCGCCGGCCGTCGGCCACCGCGAAGTGGGAGGCCGTCACGATCGACGTGGCGGACGCGTGATGGCGGCCTCGCTGTTCGAGGTGGCGCGGTGCGCCATCGGCGGGCTGATCGCCGTCTGTCTGGTCGCGGCCGAGCCCGAGGATCTGGCGCGGGCGCTGCGCCGACTGACGGGCGGGAGGGCGCGTCGATGACCGCCTTTCTCGCGGGCCTGACGCCCTGGACCGACCTTTTCCTGGTGACGCTGACGCAGGCCCTGGCCTGGCTGACGGCGATTGCGGGCTTCGGCCTGGTCGCGGCCTTCGCGGTCTCGCGTCTGCGGCTCGGGTTCCGCCGGGGCGGGAGGCGGGGCAAGTGAGCGTCACCCACGACCAGCGGCTGATGATCATCCGGCTGCCCGGCCTGATCAGCCGGCATCGCGACGTCCTGTCGGACTTCGAGGCCCAGCTGGTCGACGATGTGCTAGACCGGTACCGGACCCGCGGTGCCCGGCTTGCCCTGACCAGCAACGAGCGGCTGGTTCTGGCCGACGCCTACGCGGCGCTGAACGCCGCCGCGAGGGCCGCGGCATGACCTTCGCCCCCGCCCGCCCCGCCCTCACTGCCGACCTCGTCGCCCGCGCCCTCGTGGCGTCGGCCCGAGCGTTCGGGGATGATCCCGTCGGGGCGCTGACGGCCAAGCCCCGGCGTGGCGACGCGACCCGCCGATCGGTGGCCCCGGCCGGCATCGTTCTCTGCGAGGTGACGGGCCGCACCCACGCCGCGTTGAACCGTGTTCTGGGCCTCGCCCAAGGCACGCTGGGCGAGGCCTGGCGGCGGCCGGGCGCGGAGAAGGCCATCGCCGCCGTTCGGGCGGAACTGGCGGAGCTCATCGGTCCGGCCGAGGATCCCCGCCGGGCAGTCGGCCCACCCCTTGCACCCCCCCCTGTCGCCCAGGAAGCGCCGCCGCCCCCGCCGGCGCGTGTCGATCACACTCCGGTCATCCGCGCGGCCCTGCAGCGGCGGAAGGGAGTCGCGTTCGAGGTGGTCGGGATCGAGACGGACGCGCTGCTGCTGCCCGAGCCGGGCAAGGGCGGATGCGGTTTTCCCATGGGTGATCCGCGCAGCCCGGACTATCGTGCCTGCGACGCCGAGAAGGTGGCGGGGCGGCGCTACTGCGCGAGGCACCTGAAGGTTTCCGGTCTCGCGGCCGACCCCACGGAGATCCGCACGGCCGGCGGCCGGGTGGCCGCGGCCTATGACGAGGACGCGGCGTGAGCCGCCGGCGTCGCAAGCCAGCGGGCTCGACCTGGGCGGCGTGGACGCCGGCCATGGCGGAGGCCTTTCGGCTGGCGGCCCTGTTCTCCGACTGGTCTCCGCCGGCACGCGTGCGCCTGACGTTGGGCCAGACGCGACAGACCTTGTCGGCGCGGTTCACGGGACCTGACGGTCAGGTGATGACGGCCCGTCTGCGCCTGCGCCGCGACCCGGTTTCGGGCGCGCGCGAGGTGGTCGGCGAAGATCTGTCGATCCCTCTTCAGATCGCCAGGGGCGGGGGGGCGTCGTGACGGGGTCGGAGATCCTCGCGGCGCTGACGCCCTTCATGAAGCTGCTGGCCGGAACGCCGTCCGGCGAGGTGCTTGCCGACCTGGCGTCGCTGGCCCTGCCCGACGCCCAATGGAGCGCCGCGATCGGGTGCGGCTGGGGCGATCCGTGGCCGCGCATCGAGGCGGACGTTCTGGCCCAGCTGCAGGCCTGGGATCGCGTCGGTCGTCGGAACGAGCCGGTCGCCGAATCCTATCGGGAGGCGGCGAGGGCCGTCCGGGCCTGTGTGGCGCTGATCGAGGAGCGGTCATGAGCGACCTGCCCAAGGCCGAGGCCGACATGCTTTTCAGACTGCAGGTCGCCGACGGCCACCGCCAGCAGGGCGCGGCCGGCATCGTCCACGTCGCGGCCCCGAACCGGATGGAGGCCCTGCAGGCGGTCGCCAAGCGAGGGCTGGCGACGACCTGGTGGGGCGACGGAAAGGACGCAGGGCTGCTGCTCGGCCGGATAACCCAGGCGGGGAGGCAACGGCGGTGAGCATCGCCCTGACCGAAATGCAGGCGAGGTGCCTCGCCTTCCTGAAGCGCAGGCTCGCGGAGACCGGCGGCGTCTGCCCGTCCTATGATGAGATCACGGCCGGCCTTGGACTGGCCAGCAAGTCCGGCGTTCATCGCCTGCTGTCCGATCTGGAGCTGCGCGGCCGCATCCGCCGGCTGCCCCACAAGGTTCGCGCCATCGAGGTGCTGGACCAACCGGCGGAAATCGACCTGGCCAGTCTGGGCGACGACGAACTGAAAGCGCTGGGAGCGCGCGTGGCGGCCGAGCTGGCCGGACGCCTGGCGAGGGGAGCCCGGCCGTGAGGCGCGCGGCCGTCGTCAAGGTCCAGATCGCTCGGCGGGAGCTGGGGCTGGACGAGGACACCTACCGCCTGGTGCTGGAGCGGGTAACGGGCAAGACGTCGTCGACGGCCTGCACCGACGCCGAGCTGGGCCAGGTGCTGGACGCGTTCAAGGCCCAAGGCTGGAAACCCCAAGTCCTCATCGGCCAGAAAGCCCGAAAGCCCGAAAGCCCGAAATCCCGAGCGCGGCCGGCCGATCACCCGGCGGCCAAGAAGGCGCGCGCGCTGTGGCTGTCCCTGTGGCACCTGGGCGAGATCCGCGACCCTTCGGAGGCGGCGCTGGAGAGCTTCGCCCGCCGCCAGCTGGGCGGGGACCGCCTGCAGTGGGCGGACCAGGGGCGCGTCTACAAGCTGATCGAGGCGCTGAAGTCGATGGCAGATCGCGCCGGCTGGTCCCAGCATCTGGACAAGACCAACGCAGGATTTGAGATCGAGACGCTCAAGGCGCGCCTGTTGCTGGCCCAAGAAGAGCGGCTTTCTGGGCGCCCCCTGTTGCCCGACGAGCATCTGGCGACTTGGCGAGAGGGCTTCTCTGACCGTGCTGACGGCCTGATCGCTAAAAACGGTCAAGCCATCCGGGCGAAGGCCGGGTGAACCATGGCGCTCGACCTTCTCGCATGGCCGGAGATCGCGGAGGCCAGGGCCGCCGTGGTGTCGGCGCATGCCGAGGCGGCCGAGGCGGCGCGGCGCGTGCGCTGCGCGCCTCACGGCGAGAAGGTGGTGCGGCTGAAGGCCCTCCAAACGGCCGTCTCGGCGACCCTCAAGGCCGAGCTGGAGCTGGCCCGTCTGACGGCGGGGGGCTGAGATGATGCGCCCCGGCGATCTGAGCGACTGGCAGAAGCTGGTGAAGATGATCGGCGAGGAGAGCGCCGGCGCGCTTTCGGCCCTCTACGGCGGGGGCCGCATGTACGTGCCGAAGATCCTCGGCGCCCATCATCCGATCACCCAGACGGTCGGCCGCGAGGCTGCGATCCGGCTGGTCGTCCAGTTCGGCGGCCAGCCGCTGGACATCCCCATCAGCCTGGGCAAGCGCATCCAGATTCAGCAACTGGTCACCGGCGGCGTGTCAGTGGCGGAGATCTGCCGGCGGGTTGGCGTCAGTCGCCGGACCGTGTTCTACGTCAAGGCCGGGATGCGCGATGGCGTCGCCGAGTCCGAAGACCCGGAGCACCCCGACCTCTTTTCCTGACGCTCAAGGGTGCAAGGTTGCACCCAAGCCGGGCCACGCGCCGGGCGATAGTTTCGAGGCTCTTGAACGCGGCCGATCGGGAACCGATCCGGCCGCCCCTCCGGAGCCCTGATCAATGGACGTCCATCCCTCGCGCCGCTTGTCGCCGCACTTCACCGTGGCCGAGCTGACCGTCTCGGCCATGGCGGCGCGCCGTGGCCTGAAGAACGTGCCGGGCCCGGCGGAGCTGGACCAGCTGGCCGTCACCGCCCGGCGCATGGAGGAGGTCCGCAAGCTGCTGGGCGACCGGCCGATCACGGTCCTGTCCGGCTTCCGCTCCAGGGCCGTCAACCGCGCGGTCGGCGGCGCGCCGAACAGCGCCCACATGAGCGGCCACGCGGTCGACTTCATCTGCCCGGGCTACGGCACGCCGGCGCAGATCGCCCGGCTCCTGGCGACCCACCTGAAGAACTTCGACCAGGTGATCGACGAGTTCGACCAGTGGGTCCACATCGGCTGGGGGCCCGGCGCCCGGGAGCAGTATCTGCAGGCTCGCAAACAGGCGGGCCGGACCGTCTACGCGGTGGTGGCCCGTTGAGCGCCCGCGACCCCGCGACCCTGACCCAGCCGACGCCCCGCCTGCGCGAAGTGACCTGGCTGTGGCGTCGTCTGTGGAGCTTCGGCGTCACCTTCGGCGCCCTGGCGATCGTCGCCGGCATCGTCATGGTGCTGCCGGGCACCGGTCTGGCGCTGGCCCAGGCCGTCGCCCTGCAGCAGGTCGCCTTCGCCCTGATCGGGCTGATCGTCTTCGTCGGCCTGATCTACGTCGTCGGGGCCACGGCCTATGAGCTGGTCCAGCTGGTCGAGGCCGCGAAGGTTGATCGCGCCCGATCCTCGGAGGTGGCCCGATGATCCGCGCCTGGATCGGCATGGGCGCCCTGGTCGCCTTCAGCACGGCCGTCCTCATCTCGAAATCGATTGAAGAGACCCGCCTCCGGGCGGTCATCGCGGGCCATGACGCCTGCGCGGCGGCGGTCACCAATGGCGAGCTGGACGTCTCGACGTCTCGCTGCCCGCCTGCGGTCGCCGCCGCCCACCGCGTCCAGGTCAAGACCCGCACCTGCGATGCGGCCCTGGCGTCCGGCGAGACATTCGTCCTGCGCTCTGCCTGCTCAACCGAGGTCAAGACGGTGGTCGCCGACCGCGACGCCGCGCGCATCGAGCGCGACGACGCCCGGTCCGACGCCGCCCGCCTTCGCCGCGATCAGGGCGCGGCCCTCGCCCGGGCCGAAGCCCGCGGATTCGCACAAGCCCAAAGAACCCATGACCTGGAGACGCGCCTTGAAGGCGATGCTGACCCTACCGCTGACGGCCTTGCTCGCTGCGACGCTGAGTGCCTGCGCCGGCTCGGGGCGTGAGGTCCCGATCGCCGATGTCGCCCCCGACCCGGTGGTCGAGGTGCGGCGCGAGACGGTGATCGTCTGCCCGGCCGAAATCTATGCGCCCATCCCGACTCGCGCCGCCCCCGAGGCGGACGCGGTCGTCGAGACCAATCCGGCGGGCCGTCGCTGGCTGGCCGGCGAGCTGGCCCGTGGCGACGTCGTCGCCGGACGGCTGGTGGATGCCCGCGCGCAGTGCCCGCCGGCTGAAGGCGCGCCCGTCCGATGAGCGACGTCCACGACGGCCTGATCGAAAGGTCCGCCCAGCTGCAGGACCGCGAGGTCGAGACGCGGTTGGCGGCGATCCGCCGCGCCAACGCCCAGGCCCCGGCCGGGGAGCGTCCGGCCCTGCGCACCTGCTGCGACTGCCCCGATCCCATCGAGCCGGCCCGACTGGCCGCCAACCCCCGGGCCGTGCGCTGCACTGCCTGCCAGGCCGAGCGCGAAGCCGCCGGCGCGTCCGGAGTGCGTGCGTGAGAGAGTTCCTGCCCTACGCCGCCTTCACCGTCTCGGTCATCGCCTGCGCGATCAGCGCCGGCGTGGCCGTCCGCGCCGGGCGCTGGCGCAACGCCGAAGGGCACGCCGCCCTTGTGCGGCGGGTGGGCGATCTGGAGAGCGGCGCGCGGCTGGTCGGGCAACGGCTGGATGATCTGGAAGAAGACGTCCGCAACCTGCCGACCAAGGCCGACTTCACGCGGCTGGAGGGGGAGATCAAGACCACCTGCGCCATCGCCGACCGGACCGAGAAGTCCGTGGTCCGGATCGAGAGCTTCCTGATGGAGCGGCGTCCGTGAGCTACGCCGAGCACCTAGCCGCGAACCGCCGCCTCGCCATCCTGCAGAACCTGATCGACGACCAGGGCCACGGATCTGAGACGGCCGTGGAGCAGACGCTGCTGGCCCAGGGCCACCACGCGGGCCTGACCCGTGAAGCCGTGCGCCAGCTGCTGAAGGATCTGACCGAGGTGGGTGCGGTCGAGATCGACTGGTTCCGCGACCGGCTGATGGTCGCGCACATCACCGAGCGCGGCGTGGCGATCGCCCAGGGCCGCATCACGGTTGACGGGGTCGAGAAGCCCCCGATCGGCAGGCGCTGATGGCCAGGCCCGCCCCGCGCCGCCCCGAGCGCCCGTCCAGCATTGATCGTCTGCCGGAAGAGATCCGCGCCGAGGTCGGTCGCCTGCGCGTCCAGGGCCGGACCATCGACGAGATCCTGGCGCACCTGAAGACGATGGACGTCGAGGTCTCGCGCTCCGCGCTGGGACGGCACGTCAAGCGCATGACCACGGCCCGGGAGCGGATGAAGCATTCGCGCGAGATGGCCACCGCCCTGGTGTCGCAGTTCGGCGATCAGCCCGACAACCAGCTGGCCCGGCTGAACCTGGAGCTGATGCACGGGGTGGTCATGCAGACCATCATGGCGACCGCCGAGGACGATGACGGCGAACCGCAGCCGGTCACCTTCAGCCCTGAGGACGCGCGGTTCCTGGCCGACGCGCTCGCCAAGCTGGCCTCGGCCGAGAAGACCAACGTCGATCGGACGCTGAAGCTGAAGCAGGAAGCCACGAAGGAAGCGGCCAAGGCGGCCGGCGCGGTGGCCAAGTCCGCCGGTCTGACACCCGACCTGGTCGGCGCGATCGAAAAGGCGATCCTGGGGGTGGCGACGTGACCGCCGCCGCCCTCGGTCCCTTCGACGCCCCGGAGGCCACGCTGGCCGCCGAGCTGGGGCGACTGCCCCGGTCCGATCTGTTGCTGGGGTACCAGCAGCGGGCGATCGCCAAGATCAAGGCGTCATCCCTGCTGGTGATCGAGAAGTCGCGCCGCATCGGCCTGACCTGGGGCATCGCCTCCTACGCCGGCCTCCTGGCCTCCGCCTCGCGCGCCGCCGGGGGGATGAAGGTCTGGTACATGGGCTACGACCAGGAAATGGCCCGCGAGTTCGTGGACGTCGTCGGCATGTGGGCCGGGGCGTTCCAGATCGCCGCCTCGGCCGTCGAGGAGACCGTGATCCACGACCCCGAGGGGGACGTGAAGGCCTTCCGCGTGTCGATGGCGTCGGGCTTCGAGGTGGTGGCCCTGCCGTCCGTCGCCCGCGCGCTACGCGGCAAGCAGGGCTTGGTCATCATCGACGAGGCCGCCTTCCACTCCGACCTGGAGGAAGTGCTGAAGGCCGCGATCGCCCTGCTGATGTGGGGCGGCCGCGTCGTCGTCGTCTCGACCCACGACGGCATCGACAATCCGTTCAACCAGCTGCTCGACCGGATCAAGGCCGGCGAGCAGAAGGGCGACTATGTCCGCATCACCTTCGACGACGCCCTGGCGGACGGCCTCTACGAGCGGGTCCGGCTGACGGGCAAGCATCGCGGCCTCGACCGTGACGCCTGGATCGCCGACGTGCGCGACACCTACGGCGACAACGCCGGCGAGGAACTGGACTGCATTCCCAAGTCGGGAGCCGGCTCCTGGATCGCCTCGGCCGACCTCGCCGCCTGCGAACATCCCGACGCCGGCCGGCCCCAGCTGTATCAGGGCGGCCTGGTCTACGTCGGCCGCGACGTCGCCCGCCGCCGCGACTTTTCGGTCATCTGGGCCTTCGAGCTGGTCCGGGGCGTGCTGTGGCTGCGCGATCGCTGGGAATCGAACAACGCCAGCTTCAGGGAGCAGGATGACGTCTTCGACGCCCAGTTTGCGCGGTTCCGCGTCGCGGCCGCGCGGATCGACCAGACGGGCATGGGCGAAAAGGTCGTCGAGGACGCGCAGGCCAGGCACGGGACGACCCGGGTCCAGGGCGTGCTGTTCACCGCCCCGAGCCGCCTGCACCTGGCGACCCTGCTGCGCGACCGCTTCGAGGCGGAGACCATCCGCATCCCGCCCGACCCGATCATCCGGCAAGACTTCCGCACGCTGAAGCGCGCGGGTCCCCAGGGCCGCGCCCTGGTCGAAGGCGACGGCATGCACCCCGACCGCTTCTGGGCCGCCGCCCTGGCGTGCGAGGCGGCCGACATGCCCTCGACGACCTATGGCGGCTGGGAGTCGGCCCGCGCGCCCCGGCCCTTCGACGAAGCCACCCGCGACGACGACGACGTTCGCATGTTCAAGGGAGGAGCCTGGTGACCGGCGTCCGCACGATCAAGGGCATCACCGACCACCTGGGCCGGCCCATCCAGGTCGATGTGCTGAAGGAGGAGGTGTCGGCCCCGACGCTCCGGGGCGTGCGACAGATCCTGGGCGGCCATCCGGAAGTCGGCCTGACGCCCCAGCGGCTGGCCGGCCTGCTGCGTCAGGCGGAGAACCACGACCCCGAGGCCTATCTGGAACTGGCCGAGGCCATGGAGGAGAAGGACCTCCACTATCTGTCGGTCATGGGCACGCGCAAACGGGCGGTCTCCCAGCTGCCGATCACGGTCGAGGCGGCTGACGACACGCCCGAGGCCGAGGCCGACGCCGAACTGGTGCGGACCTGGCTGAAGCGCGACTGCCTGGAAGACGAGCTGTTCGACGTCCTGGACGCGATCGGCAAGGGCTTCTCGGTCTCCGAGATCGTGTGGGAGACGACGGCCAAGGCGTGGATGCCGGCGCGCCTGGTCTGGCGCGACCCGCGCTGGTTCCAGTTCGACCAGGTGACGGGCGCGCGGATCACCCTTCGGGACGGCAGCGCCGACGGCGTCGAGCTGGAGCCGTTCAAGTACTTGGTCCACCTGCACAAGGCGAAGTCCGGCCTGGCCATCCGAGGTGGCCTGGCCCGCTCGGTCGCCTGGGGCTACCTGTTCAAGAACTACGCCATGAAGGACTGGGTCGCCTTCGCCGAGATCTACGGCCTGCCGTTCCGGGTGGGTCGCTATGACGTCAACGCCTCGGAGACCGACCGCCGGAACCTGTTGCGCGCCGTGGCCCAGATGGGGGCCGACGCCGCTGGCATCATTCCCAAATCCACCGAGATAGAATTCATCGACGGCAAGTCGTCAGGCGCGGACGGCGCGCTGTTCTCGTCCCTGGCCGAATACCTGGACCGCCAGATTTCCAAGGCGGTCCTCGGCCAGACGGCCACGACCGATGCCGAGGCGGGCGGGCTGGGCGGGTCGCAGGGCACCGTCCACAACGACGTGCGCGGCGACATCGAGCGCGCCGACGCCAAGCTGCTGGCGGCCACCCTGAACCTTCAGCTGGTCCGGCCGATGGTCCAGCTGAACCACGGCTCGCGCGAAGCTTACCCGCGCCTGGTGATAGGACGCGAAGAGTCGGTTGACCTGACGGCGACCACCGAGGCGCTGGATGTCCTCGTCGGGCTTGGGTTGAAGGTGCCCGCCGGCTGGGCGCGCAAGTTGATCCGGGCACCCGAGCCGAAGGGTGAGGAAGAGGTGCTGAGTGCGCCCGCCCCCGCGCCATCACCGTTGCCCCACGGCATTTCGCCCGGGAGCCTCGGGGAGGGTGGGGCCGCGCCCATGGGGCCCGGCGACCCCTCGAAAGGCTCCAGGAGCCCTTTACGGCCCTTTAGCGGGCCTTCAGGGGAGAGGGTCTCGCTGAATGCCGAGGACCGCCGGGACCCGGACGAGCTGGAGGCGCTGGCGTCGGAGGCGCTGAGCGGCTGGGAGCCGATGATGGCGCCGGTGGTCGATCCGATCCGCAAGGCGGCGGACGAGGCCGGGGACCTGGAGGATCTCCGCGGGCGGCTGTCCGCCCTGCTGGCCGAGATCGACCTGAAGGCCGCGGCTGAAGGGCTGGGCCGGGCGACCTTCGTGGCGCGGCTGGCCGGCGAGACGGCGACCCCGGTGGCCGACGTCGAGCCTGAGGCGGGAGGCACCGCGTGAGCTTCGTCGACCAGCCCTTCGCCGACACCTTCGACTTCACCCGCGCCAGGGTCGCGCCCTATCGCGCCGCGACCGGCCTGATCACCGATGCGCCGGCGGACGCGCCCCGCTTCGATCACGATCCGACCGGCACGCCCCGGGGTCTGCTGGTCGAGGGCCGGCCACAGTTCGACGCGCCGGACGTGCTGACGGCCCGGGCAGGCGGCTGGGAAGTCGAGGGCGGCACCGTGCTTCACGAGTACGAGACCTCCGACGGCGAGATCCGGCGTCGCGCCTGGTACGCCCGCGTCGCGCCGAGATCGGTGGTGAACGCCTGCCTGGCCGCCAAGGGCCGACAGCGGGTCATCGCCTATGTGCCCGGCCACCTGCCCAACCGGGCCGGTCAGGTCCGCTGGCGCGACCGGTTTTGGTCCCTTGGCGCGGGGCTCGCCGCCGGCGGCGGCGACGTGCTGGGCGTCCAGGACCAAATTCCCCTCATTGAAGGCTGAAGGCCATGACCGACGTCATCACCACCCGCCGCATGGACCAGCTCGGCGAGCTGGCGGAGCTCGAGGCCACCGACCTGATCCTGGTCGCCCGCGGCGAAGGCCCGGCGCAGACGGCCCAGGCCCAGGCCCTGATGGACTTCATGGAGGCCAACGGCGTCGGCGCGGGCAACGCGGCCGCCGCGGTCGCGGCGGCGGAGCTTGCCGAAACGCACAAGGAGGGCGCGCAAACCGCCTTGGCCGGTGCTGAGGCGGTCAAGGCGTCGCTGATCACCCTGGGCGGAAAGAACCTCTGGCCCGACCCATTCCTGAAGCGCTGGGGCGACGTGCCAACCTACGGGGTCACCGGTCGCTGGGCCGGCGCCTGGTCGCGAAAGGACGTGGACAGCCCCTATGGCGGCGGGTCGCTGACGGCGGCTCCGGGCGGCCTGTTGCAGTTCTATCTCCGGCTGGCCGACAGCCCGATCCAACCCGGCGAGCAGGAAACCTGGGCCTTCCTGTGCGACTCCACGGTCTCGTGGCAGTTCGAGATGCAGTACGAGAGCGCGATAGGGGTGCCCGTCCCGGGCGCGACCGCCGTCCGCCCGAACGCCGCCGGGCGCGCGGTCAAGGAAGTGACCATGGTGCGGCCCGCGAACGCGGCCTGGGTTCGCTGCCGGGTGTCGACGACCGGAGCGGCGTCCACGCGCAAGGTGCTTGGCGTCATCCACGACCGCGGGCCGTTCACCCCGGGCTGGGCCGAGGCGCCTCAGAGCCTGCCGCCGAACGAGCCGGACAACCTGCACCCCGATCCTTTCAACCGGCTGGCGGCCCGCGGGGTGCCGACAATCGACGGCCACGAGCTGGCCGGTCGCAACCACGTGCCCGCGGTCGTCTGGCCCGAGCAGGACGCCATCTTGCAGGCCGGCACGCCCTTCACCACCCCCGCCCTGAAGCTGCCGGCCGGAGCCGCGGCCTATGACCAGCGCGTTCCCGTGGACATCCTTGGGCTGAAGGAAGGCGAGACGGTCTTCTGGAACATGGCCTGGGTCGGCCAGCAGCCGGTGACGGTCGAGTTCAGCTGGCGCAACGCGGCCATGGCCGTGATCGGCGCGTCGAAGGTGGTGACGGTGGATCCGCGCCCCGGCGGCGTCGCCCTGGCTTGGGGATACGGCAAGACGGTAGGTGAGCTGGACGTCTCCGAGGACGTCGTGAACGGCGCCAAATGGCTGTTCGCCCGCGCCTTCGGGGCAGGAACCCCGGTGGCAGCGAACGGCGCCTATCTGCTCGCCAAGCCGATCTACAAGGATCCGGCCGACATCGACGACGATGAGGGCGACGAGGACTCGATCCGCACCCTGGCCATGTCGAGCGTGCGCGCGCCCGGCATGGGCCAGACCATGGTGATGATGGGCGATTCCATCGGGGCGGGCGTTGACGTGACGCGCGACACGCTGGGCAACGTCGTCGGCGTCGGCGGCACCCACACGGTGACGCACGGACTGCAGAGGCTTCTGTTCCGGCCGGTGATCAACGTCGCGATCGGCGGCACGACCATCGGGCGCCGCGCCGCGGCCGTCCACTATGACGCGCTTTCGGGTTCAGCCCTGGTCGCGGCCAAGATCGCGGGCGGCCCTTGGACCGCGCAGGATCTCGCCGTCGCCGGCAACGTCGAGGACTTTTCGGCCGCCGCCAATGCGCTGGCGCGCTGGAAGGCCCTGGACATGACGACGGTGCGGACCCTCGTTTTCCAGCACTCGACCAACGACGTCTACGCCGAGCAGATCCCGCTGGGGACCGAGGCGTCCAACGACCGGACCACCTACATGGGCGCCTGGCGTTCGACGATCACGGCCGCGAGGGCCGCTTGGCCCTGGCTCCGCATCGTCATCCTGGCCCCGATCTATCGCAATCGCATCGTGACCCCGGGCGACGGCAACGGGGAGGTCACGCCGAACGAGCCCATCGACGGTTCGGCCGGCTATACGCTTCGGGATGCGCGCGCCGCACTGGAGGTGCTGAGCGACAGGCTGAAGGTCCCGGTGGTCCGCATGGATGTCCTGACCGGCTTCAGCGCCGAGAACTACGGCGCGACCAGTCCCTACACGACGGCCGGCGACCAGCTGCACCCGAACACGTCGGCCGGCCAGGATCGCTGGGTCGAAGCCGCCGCCGCCGGCCTCGGGCCCGTGAGCTGACGGCGCCCATGTCCGACCCGGACCGCCTGAAGCCCCTGCCGCCCGAGGAGGCCATCGCCTATTTCCGGCGCAAGGGGCTGGCCGAGGGCTTCTCCTGGATGGACGTCTGGGAGGAGGAGCACGCCCGTGCCTTCGCCGTCGCAAAGGCCATGTCGCGCGAGATCCTGCAGGACATCCGGGCCGAGGTGGACCGGGCGATCGCCGAGGGGCGGACGCTGGCCCAGTTCCGCGAGGAGCTGACGCCGATCCTGCAGGCCCGGGGCTGGTGGGGCCGGCAGAAGATGACCGACCCCCTGACCGGGGAGACGCGGATCGTCCAGCTGGGCTCGCCCCGGCGACTGAGGACGATCTTCGAGGTCAACCTGAGGACGAGCTATGCGGCCGGCCGCTGGGAGCGCATCGAGCGCGTCAAGGCGTCCATGCCGTATCTCCGCTACGTCGCGGTCATGGACGGGCGAACCCGGCCGGAACATCGCGCCTGGCACGGCACCGTCCTGCCGGTCGACGATCCCTGGTGGGACGCCCACTATCCGCCCTGCGGCTGGAACTGCCGGTGCACAGTGACCCAGCTGAACGCCCGGACGCTGGAGCGGCGCGGCTGGTCGGTGACCGACCGGCCGATCGCATTTCCGGCCAGGACCTTCACCAACCGGCGGACCGGGGAGGTCACCACCGTGCCCGGCGGCATCGATCCCGGCTGGGCCTACAACGTCGGCAAGGCCGGCCTCAGGGCACAGACCCCGCGGCCGCTGCCCGACGCCCCGGCAGACACCGGCGGCGGCGACGGTGGCGAGGGCACGGCGCTGAACGCCGAGCGGCCGCTGCGGCGGATGGAACCCGCGCCGATCGGAGTCTCGGCCGAGGCCGCGATCGCCGGCTTTCTGGAGCGGCTGGAGGCGACCGAGGGCCGTGTCATGACTGACGTCGCCGGCGAGCGCCTGGCGGTCGGCCCGTGGATGTTCCTGGACACGGCGGGGCGGATGGTCAGCTGGCCGGCCGCCCGGGTCCGCAGCCTGAACTTGGCGGCCGAGGCCTTGGCCGACCCGGACGAGATCCGCGAGAGCTGGCGCCCGGCCGAGGATGGGCGGCTGATGCTGGTCCGCCGCTGGCTGGCGGACTTCGTCTCGACCGAGGGACTGGTCTCGGTCATGGTCGAGATCGGCCGCGACGGCTGGCGCGTGCGGTCCACCCTGGAACCGGACGTCCAGGCCATCGCGTTCCGCAGTCCGACGACGGTGTGGCGACGCCCAGACTGAAGCGCCCCTGAAGCGCCGCTCAAGGCCCGTGCGGGGGTGCAGCCTTGCACCATAGAAGGGGCGAGTCCCGGCCGGGCATAAGTCTGGTCGATGAAGACCTCCGCCTCCTCTCTCGCCTTGGGCGCATCCAGCCACGTGATCGTGGCCGTCTGCGCGGACAGCGACGGCGTCCTGCCCGAGTGGATCCAGCTGTTGCCCATGGGCACGTTCGGCGGCCGCGACGGTCGCGGGCCGTGGAAACTGGATGATCTGGCCCATGCCGAGCAGGTCGTCGCCGGCAGCCTGGCCGATCTGGGCCGCCTGCAGGCGGTGGTGGATTACGACCACCAGACCGAGTGGGCGGCCAAGGAAGGCGTCGGTGGCACCGCGCCGGCGGCCGGCTGGCTCGAAGAGATGCAGGCCCGCGCCGACGGCATCTGGGGGCGTCCGCGCTGGACCCCCAAGGGCGAGCAGGCCCTGCGCGACGGCGAGTACCGCTACCTCAGCCCCGTCTTCCGCCACGAGCGGTCGAGCGGCCGCGTCACCCGCATCCTGCGGGCCGCCCTGATCAACAAACCCAACCTGGACCTGCCGGCCGTCGCCGCCGGGTCGATCGACGGAGAACACCACTTGGACACCCTCAAGGTGACCCAGGCCCTCGGCCTGGGCGAAGACGCCGGCGACGACGCCGTTCTTGCCGCCATCTCGGGCCTGAAGGCGCGCGACGCCGGCATGGCCACCGTGGCCCAAGCAGCCGGCCTGGCCGCCGACGCCAAGGCGGAAGACGTCGTGACCGCCATCCAGGCGGCCGGCGAAGGCGGCGACACGATCGTGACGCTGAACTCGCAGCTGCAGGCCCTCAAGGCCGAGCGCGCGGCGGAGAAGGCCCAGGCCAAGGTCGATGCCGCGATCGAGGGCGGCAAGATCGCCCCGGCCGCCCGTACCGAGTTCCTGGCCATCTGCGCCGCCGACCCGGATCGCTTCGACCGCCTGATGGCCGCCACGCCTACCATCGTGGTCGCCGGCCAGAAGGAGGCTCCGGAGCGCAAGGACGGCGAGCTGGACGATGACCAGCTGGCCGTCTGCTCGCAGCTCGGCATCACCGCCGAGCAGTTCAAGGCTTCGCAGAAGGACGCCGCCTGATGGCACTCACTCAAGACGCGCGCCCCCGCTACCGCAACGACGCCGAGACTTTCGCCGTCCCCCTGGCCAATGACGTGGTCGCCTACATGGGCGCCCTGATCTGCCGCGACACCGCCGACTCCGGTCTCGGCAAGCCGGGTGCTGTCTCGACGACGCTGAAGGCGATCGGCGTGGCGCAGGAGCAGGTGTCCAGCGCCGGCCTGGCGGACGGCGCTGTGTCGGTCACCGTCCGCCGCGGCACTTGGTGCTTCAAGAACAGCGCCGCCGGCGACGCCATCGCCGCCGCCGACATCGGCAACACGGCCTACGTCGTCGACGACGAGACCGTGGCCAAGACCAATGGGACCAACACCAGGTCCGCCGCCGGCCGCATCGAGGACGTGGACGCCACCGGCGTCTGGGTCCGCGTCGGCTACTGATCCGGGAGATCTGACAACGTGATCCGCAACGCCGCCAACTTCACCACCCTGGGCGTGAGCTTCAACGCCCTGTTCAAGGGCGGCCTCGGCCAGGCCGACCCCCAGCACACGCGTATCGCCACGCGCGTGCCCTCGACCACCAGCGAGAACGAGTACGGCTGGCTGGGCCAGCTGCCGAATGTCCGCGAGTGGATCGGCGACCGCGTCGTGCACGGCTTGGAGGCCCACGACTACACGATCAAGAACAAGAAGTTCGAGCTGACGATCGGGGTCAAGGGCGACGACATCGACGACGACAACATCGGCATCTACGGCCCGATGTTCACCGAGATGGGCATGTCGGTCTCGGCCCACTACGAGCAGCTGTGCTTCGGCCTGCTGAAGGACGGCTTCTCGACCAAGTGCTACGACGGTCAGTTCTTCTTCGACACCGATCACCCGGTGCTGGACAAGGACGGCGTCACCGTCATCTCGGTGGCGAACACCGACGGCGGCGCCGGCACGCCCTGGTTCCTGATCGACGACAGCCGCGCGCTGAAGCCGATCCTGCTGCAGGTCCGCAAGGACATGTCGGCGCTGAAGGCGAAGGACAAGCCGACCGACGACAACGTCTTCGACCGCGACGAGTACAAGTACGGCGTCGATGGTCGCCACAACGCCGGCTTCGGCTTCTGGCAGTTCGCCTGGGGTTCCAAGCAGACCCTGAACGCCGCGAACTACGCCGCCGCCCGCGCCGCCCTGTCCGGCATGAAGGGTGACCACGGTCGCCCTCTGGGCATCCGGCCGCGCATCCTGGTCGTGCCGCCCGCGCTGGAAAGCGCCGGCCGCAAGCTGCTGAACAGCGAATACGGTGCCGGCGGCGAAACCAACGAGTGGAAGGGCACGGCCGAGCTGGTCGTCGTGCCGTGGCTCGCCTGATGGAACGCGCCCTCCGCTTCAAGGCGCGTTCGGGCAAGGGCTTCCGCCGGGCGGGTCTGGCCTTTGGCCAGGACTGGACGGAGGTCGACCCCAACGTCGTCGAGCCGCGCACGCTCACCCAGCTGGCCGCTGAAGGCGAGCTGGACGCCCAGATCCAGGATGAGGACGGGGAGTGGGTCGCGCTCCCGCCTCCCGCCCGCGAACTGGCCCAGGCCCAGCTGGCGTCCCTGGAGGACGGCGACTGGTCGGAGATCCACGAGGTCTGGCTGACGGAACGGGCACCCGGGGGCGACCCGGGTGAAACCCAGCCGTCACCGGCCCCCAGAAAGGGCCGCGCGAAGTCGGCGGGCGCGTGAGTTTGCCCGACGTCTGAAGGCCGAGGCGGCGGGTCCCTGAGGAGGAGCCCGCCGCCGACGCCGGAGCCTCCGGCCCTCGCCCCGGCAACGCGGCGCGGCCCCGAGCCCCCGGTTCGCACCACTGAGGATCGACCATGACCGCTATCGCCATTCTGGCCGCCGGAGGCTTCGTCGCCTGGCTCTGGGGCTGTCGCGTCAACCGCATGACGCCCGACGAGCTGATGGGTGCCGGCCTGCTGCTGCTCGCGCCCTGGGTGGCGATCGCCGTGGCGGTCGTGGTCGCCCTGATCGTCTGGGCCTGATCGCGTGTACGCCGACCTCGACAAGCTCAAGGCCCTGACCGGCGACCGGGAGCTGATCCAGCTGACCGACCGCGCGGACGTGCAGACCGGCGCGATCGTGACGGCCACGGTGACCGAGGCGCTGAAGGCGGCGTCGGACCTGATCGACGGCTATGTCGGGGCGCACTACGGCCTGCCGCTGCCGGAGGTTCCGCCCATGCTGGCGGACCTGTGCTGCGATCTGGCGCGCCACCGGCTCTACACCACGACCCCGCCCGAGTTCGTCCAGAAGCGTCACGACCAGGCGATGAAGACCCTGCGCGACATCGCCGACGGCCGGGTCAAGCTGCCGATCGCCGCGGGCGCCCAGGCCGAGCCTCCCGGCCGCGACCAGGTCATGGTGATCGAAAGCGAACCGCGTCGCTTCAGCCGCTCCTCGATGGAGGGCTGGTGATGCGCGAAGGCGTGACGATCGACGGCCTGGTCCGCGCCCAGTCAACGCTGGCCGACCTGCTGGCCAAGACCGAGGACCTGTCCCCGCTGATGGAGCGGATCGGGGCCTATGGCGAGGAATCGACCATCCACCGCTTCGAGACGGAGACGGGTCCGGACGGCCAGCGGTGGACGCCGTCCCTGCGCGCCAAGATGACCGGCGGCCAGACGCTGACCGATAAGGCCCGCCTGCGCCAGTCGATCACCTGGCGCGCCGACCGCGACAGCGCGGAATGGGGCACCAACGTCATCTATGCCCGCACGCACCAGGAGGGCGCGACCATCCGCGCCAAGGGCAGCGGTCGGCTGGGCTTCACCATCCCGGGCCTGGGCTTCCGCGCCCCGCACGAGGTGGTCATTCCCGCGCGGCCCTTCCTGGGCCTCGACCGCGACGACCAAGACGAGATCGACGCCATCATCCAGGACTATATCGCCGAGGCCATCCCATGATGACCTCGATCGAGCTGGCTGCGCTGGAGCGGCTGCGCCTGGCCGGCACGTCCGGCGCGCTGGGCTACGTGTTCCGCACGCTGGAGTCCTATCCCGAGCAGTTCGACAAATATCTGGTCGAGAAGATGCGCGGCCGCTGCTTCCCCGCGGCCTGGATCGTGTTCGGCGGCTGGCGTCCGCCGATCGAGGTCGGCGGTGTCATTCGCGTGCCGGCGACCTTCATGGTCGTGGTCGCCGCCGAGAACCTGAGAAACGAAACCGCCCAGCGCCACGGCGCGGGCGAAGACGAGGTCGGCAGCTATCAGCTGGCTCTGGACGCGGCCGGGCTGTTGCACGGCCAATCGCTGGGTCTGGAAATCGACGCCCTGCAGCTGGGGCCGTGCCGCTCGGTGCGCCCGCCCCAGGCGATCGAGGAGCGCAAGGTGTCGCTCTACGCGCTGGAGTTCACGACCGCCTTCGACGTCGCCGGCGTCACCTTCGGCCAGCGGCCGATCGGCGACTTCTCCACCTTCAGCGTCGACTGGGACGTGCCGCCCTTCGGAGGCGTGGACGGCGACGCCGGGACGCCGGGCGTGCAGCTGCCGGCGGCCGAGGCGGCCGACGCCTCCGACGTCGTGGAGATGCCCCAGTGAACCGCATGATCCGGATCGAGCCCGCCCCCGGCCGTCAGGTGCGGGATCTGGCCGGCCAGCCGGTGACCGGCCCGATCGAGGTCGACGGCCGGACCGCCTATTGGCGGCGTCGTCTGAACGCGGGCGACATGGTCGTCAGCCCGGAACCCGTCGCCGCCTCCAAGCCGCCGCGGGCAAGGCCCGCGCCCCGTCCGAAGGCGACCAGGCCGGCCGCCCGTCCCAAGCCCCCGTCCGAAGTCCCCGCCGCGGGGCCCGCTCCGAGGATTCCTGAAGCATGACACTGTCTTTCGATTCCATCCCGGTCGACATCCGCACGCCCGGTCAGTTCGTCGAGATCGACTCCAGCCGCGCGCAACAGACTCTCGGCGCCAAGCCACAGCGCGTCCTGGTCATCGGCCAGCGCCTGGCGACCGGGACCGTCCCGGCCCTGACCGCGGTGCGCACGACCTCGCCGGACCTGGCGGTGCAGCAGCACGGTCGTGGCTCGATGCTGGCGGCCATGTGCGCTGCCTTCCTCCTGAACCATCCGACCGCTGAGGTCTGGTCCATGCCTGTGGCCGACGACGCCGCCGGCGTGGCGGCCACCAAGACCGTGACGATCACCGGTCCGGCGACGTCGGCCGGAACCGCGACCCTGTACGTCGCCGGCCAGCGCGTTCGCGCGGTCGTCTCCTCGGGCGACACGGCGACGGCGGTGGCCACCGCCCTGGTGGCGGCGGTCAACGCCCTGCCGGACCTGCCGGTGACGGCGGCCTCGGTCGCGGGGGTCGTGACCCTGACGGCGCGCCACAAGGGCGAGGCCGGCGTGGGCATCGACGTGCGCATGAACTATCGCGGCGAGACGATGCCCGCGGGTCTGGCCTTCGCGGTGGCGGCGGGCGTGGCCGGGACCGGCAATCCGGACGTGGCGGACGTGCTGACGGCGATCGGCGACGAATGGTTCGACGTGTTCGTCTGTCCCTGGACCGACGACGCCAACCTGGACGCGCTGGACGCGGCGCTGGCGGATCGCTGGTCGGCCCTGCAGATGATCGAGGGCGTGGCCTTCGCCTATGCGGACGGAAGCCAAGGCGCCCTGGCCGCCATCGGGGACGGCCGCAACGGGCCCCACCTGTCGATTGGCGGCATGAAGGGCTCTCCGACCCCGAGCTGGGTCATCGCGTCGGCCTATGCCGCCCAGGTGTCGGCTTCGGCCGCGATCGATCCGGCGCGGCCGTTCCAGACACTGGCGCTGAAGGGCGTCCTGGCCCCGGCCGTCGCCGACCGCTTCACCCGCGAAGAGCGCGACCTGCTGCTGCGCGACGGGATTTCGACCTTCACGATCGACGCCGGCGGCCAGGTGCTGATCGAACGGCCGATCTCGACCTATCGGACCAATCCGTTCGGCCTGCCCGATACGGCCTATCTGGACCTCAACACCCATTTCACCGTCGCCTATCTGCGCTGGTCGGTGCGGTCGCGCATCGCGTCGAAGTACGGCCGGCACAAGCTGGCCGACGACGGCGCGGTTTTCGGCCCGGGCCAGGCGATCGTGACGCCGAAGGTGATCAAGGGCGAGCTGGTGGCCCTGTTCCTGGACTGGGCGGCGGTGGGACTGGTCGAGGACGTCGAGGCGTTCAAGGCCGCCCTGATCGTCGAGCGCGACGCGACCGATCCGAACCGGATGAACGTCCTGATCCCGCCGGACCTGGTCAACCAGTTCCGCGTCTTCGCCGCCGCCATCCAGTTCCGCCTCTGACCCCCGCTGAAGGCCCCCTGAGGGGCCGCTGAAGGAGCATTTCGACATGAAGGTGATGGGCAAGGCCCTGATCAAGACGAACGGCAGGGTGCTGGACACCCTGCCGGGCGCCACCCTGGACATCGGCGGGGTGACCCGCGAGACGGTGACGGGCGACAACCGGGTGATCGGCCAGAAGTCGATGCCCCGGCCGTCCAAGATCGAGTTCGAGATCGCGGTGACGGGGCAGACCAGCCTGGCCGAGATCGCGCGTTGGGAGGACGTCGTGGTCACCGTCGAGGCCGACACCGGCCAGACCTGGGTGGTGCCCAGCGCCTGGACGACCGAGCCGCCCACGACGACCACGAGCGACGGCAAGGCCAAGGTCGTGATGGAAGGCATGCCGGCCGAGGAGATGACGTCGTGAGCGACAGGATCGTCGAGAGCCGCACCCTGGTCGAACCTGTCGAGGTGATGATGAAGCCGGCCGGCGGCGGCGACGCCCGGACGGAAACCATCACCGAGCTGAAGGTCCACGCCTTCAAGGCCAAGGACCTGAAGGCGCTGGACGGGCTGTCGGAGACGGACCAGGGCTCGCTGACGCTGAAGTTCGGCGCGCGCATCACTCGCCAGCCGATGCAGGTGATCGAGGAGCTGGGCGCCGAAGACACGGTCTGGCTCGGGGGCTGGGTGCAGCGTTTTTTGCAGCCGTTCCTGCCGACTGGCGAGACCGGCTCGGGGACCTGATGGCCTGCGGCATCCAGCCGTCGGAGATCTGGGCGATGGACGCCTGGGACCTCGACTTCTGGATCGGCCAGGCGGTGCGCATCCATGGGGCAGCTGAACCTTAGAGTCCTGATCAACGTGGTGGCCAACACCGGGCCGCTGCGCGCCGTGCGCGGTGGACTGGCGGGCCTGGCCAAGCCCGGGCAGGCGGCCGGCATGGTGATCCGGTCCCTGGGCCGCGACCTGCGGAACCTGGGCCTGATGGGCGCAGCGGCCCTAAGCGCTGTCGGGCTGGGTGCCTGGAACCTGACGCGGCGGGTCCTGGAGCAGGGCGAGGCGGCCGTGCTGGCCTCCGAGAAGACCGGCGTTTCGATCCGCAGCGTCCAGAGGCTGGGGGTCGCCTTCGAGATGGCGGGCGTCGGCGCTGCGGAACTGGAGCAGGGGCTGAAGTTCCTGAACGTTTCCATCGACGCGGCCGGCCGGGGTTCGAAACAGGACGAGCGTGCTTTCGCGGCCCTGGGCGTGTCGATCCGCGATGCGGCGGGCGACATCAAGCCGACGGAGCAGGTGCTGATCGAGGTCGCCGACAAGCTGAAGGAAATGGACAACGGTGCCGAGAAGACGGCGATCGCCATGGCCCTGTTCGGTCGATCGGGGGTCGACATGATCCCCGGCCTCAACCAGGGCGGCGCCGCGATCAAGAAGCTGGGCGATGAGGCCGAGGCCGCCGGGGCGGTGATGAGCGAGCAGGCCGCGCGCGACGCGGAGGCTTTGGGCGACGAGATCGACATGCTGAAGAAGCAGGTCGGTGGGCTGGGCACCAGCTTGGGCGTCGCCCTTCTGCCGATGCTGAATCAGGGCGTGCTCGCAACGCGGCAGTGGATCGCCGAGAACCGGCCCGCCGTCATCGCCAAGGTGACGGAGGTGGTGAACGCCCTGTCGACCAGCCTGCCGCCCCTGTTCGCGGCTTTTCTGTCGATCGTGATGGTGCTGGGCGACCTGGCCAAGATTCTGGGGCCGATCATCCGCGCGGTGGGGGGATTCGGCACCGTGCTCGACGGCTTGGCGGCCATCTTGATCGGCCGCCTGGCGATCGCCGTGTGGGCGGCGGTCAAGGCGGTCTGGGCCCTGAACGGCGCCATGTACGCCAACCCGATCGGGCTTGTGATCGCGGGGATCGCCGCCCTGGTGTTCGCGGGGTGGCTGTTGATCCGGAACTGGGGACGGATCAGCCGCGCCTGGATCGGCTTCTGGGGTCGCATGAACGAGGCGACCGCCAAGGTCGCGTCGGCCATTCGGGGCGCCTTCAAGGCGATGGTCGACGGCATCTGGGCGCTGTTTCCGCCGTGGCTGAAGACCCTGTTCCGGGTGGGCCGATACGTCGTCCGCGTGGTGGGCAGCGGGCTGGGCGGCCAAGGCCCGGGCGCTGGAGGCCCCGGGGGCGTCCCGCCGAACCTGCGGCCGCGGCCCCGGCCGCCGGGCCCGGGCGCATCGTTCAATGCCGGCGGCCGGCTGGACATTGACGTGCGACTGCCGAACGCGCCGCGCGTCGCGGCCGCCCCGGCCGATCCGGGCATGAACTATGCGGTCTCGATCGTCCGCGGGACGGCTGGACGATGAGCTGGACCGAGCGTCTGAGGCCGGGCCGCTTCCGCAACGCCGTCTTCCACGTCGAGGTGGCGGAGGAGGCCGGCGGTCGCCGCGACGCCCTTCACGAGTTCCCCCAGCGCGACGAGAGCCTGGTCGAGGATCTGGGCCTGGGCCCGCAGGACTTCACCCTGGACGTCTTCGTTTTGGGCGAGGACTACATGACCGCGCGGGACGCCCTGATCGCCGCCTGCAGTGTGGGCGGCCCCGGCGAGCTGGTGCATCCGTATCGCGGCGCCCTGACGGTCTGGTGCCGCGGCTATCGCGTCCGGGAAAGCTCGGACGACGGCGGGCTGGCCACCTTTTCGATCGGCTTCACGCGCGCCCCGCAGGCGACGCCGGCGGACGGGTCCGCCTCGCCTGGGGCCGAGGCCGAGGCGGCGGCGGTAGCGGCGCAGCAGGCGGCCCTGGACGGCCTGACCCGGGACTTCACGACCGCCGGCCTGCCGGGGCATCTGGCCGAGGCCTCGGCCGACCGCCTGACCATCCTGGCCGACCGGCTGGAGCCGGCGCTGGCGCGGCTGGGCGGGTTGCGCGATCGCGCGGCGGCGGCAGCCCTGCAGGTGGCCGAGCTGAGGGGCCGGGCGCTGGACCTGGTCCGGAGCGTGCCGGACATGGGCCGCGCCGTATCGGGCCTGATCGTCCAGGTGCGGCTGCTGGCGTCGACCCCGCGCACGGCCTTTCGCGAGCTTCTGGCGCTGATCGGCCTGAACACCGGCGCCCGGACGCCCGGCGACACACCGGTGCGCCTGGCCGAGGGGCGCAACGCGGATTCCCTGGAACGGCTGGTCACCCTGGCGGCGGCGGCCGAGGCGTCGCGGGCCGTCCGGCAGATCGACTTCGCCAGCTATGAGGACGCGGCCGGGGCGCGGACGGAACTGGCCGAGGCGCTGGACGCCCAGGCCGTCCGCCTGGCCGACGCCGGCGACGACGAAGGGCACGCGGTGCTGACTGCCCTGCGGCTGGCCACGGTCCGGGCGCTGGTGGCGCGCGGGGCGACCTTGGCCCGGGTCTTCGTGCACGTGCCGGCGGCGACCGAGCCGGTGCTGGTGATCGCCCAGCGGCTGTACGGGGACGCGACCCGGGCAGAGGAGATCGTGCGACGCAACGACCTGCGCCGGCCCGACTTCGTCATGGGCGGCGAGCCGCTGGAGGTGCTGACCGATGCCTGAGGTCGTCACCCTGGAAGTCGACGGCCGCGCATTCGAGGGCTGGACCTCGGTGACGGTCGACAAGGGCCTGCAGAACCCGGCCGGGGCCTTTGCCCTGACCTATGCGGCGCGGAGCGAGGACGGCGCGCCGCCGGCCGGGATCAAGGTCGGCGCGGCCTGTCGCATCCTGATCGGCGGCGAGCCGGTGATCGGCGGCTTCGTCGACGCGACCGACCCGGCCTTCGACGCCCACACGCGGCGACTGGCCGTGGCCGGCCGGGACAAGGCCGCCGACCTGGTGGACTGTTCCGCGCTGAACAGCCCGGGCTCATGGCGCGGCCGGACCCTGGGGCAGATCGCGACGGACCTGCTGGTGCCGTTCGGCCTGGACCTATCGATCGAGGGCGACGCCGGCGAGCCGTTCAAGTCCTTCGCCCTGCAGCAGGGCGAAAGCGCATGGGATGCGCTGGAGCGACTGACGCGCTTCCGCGGCCTGATGTTGACCTCCGACGGGGAGGGCGGAATTCGGCTGATCCGGCCGGGCGCGCGCCGGGCGAGTTTCACCCTGAGGCAGGGTGAGACGCTGCTGGCCCTTTCCGGCGGCCAGAACCACGTCGACCGGTTCGCGCGCTATCTGGTCAAGGGGCAGGCGGCCGGCGACGACGAGGTCAACGGCCCCGCAGCCGCGACGCCCCAGGCCGAAGCGGGCGACCCCGGCGCCCGGCCGGGCCGAACGCTGATGATCGTGGCCGAGGAACAGGCAACCCTGGCGTCGCTGCGCACTCGGGCGGCGTGGGAGGCCAATGTCCGCGCTGCCCGGTCGGAGACGTGGACCGTGACCGTCCAGGGCTGGCGGGACCCGTCCGGCGCGCTCTGGTCTGCGGACCTGATCGTGCCGATCGAGGCGCCCTGGGCGGGTCTGAACGGCGACCAGCTGATCGTGGACGTCGGCTTCCGGCTGGATCCGGACGGCGGGTCGACGACCCAGCTGACGTGCCAGCCGCCCGCCGCCTGGACGCCCGAACCGCCGCCCGCGGAGGCGACGTCGTGACGCCGGCGATCTGGAGACGCCTGGCCGGCCCGTTGACGGCGCGGGTCCAGATGATGGCGGCGCGCGCGATCGTGCGCCTGGTCGACGACGCCGGCGGCTGGCAGAGCGTGCAGATCGATGTCCTGGGCGGCGAGACCCACGACGGCGTGGAGCGGGTCCAGGACTATGGGTTCACCAGCCATCCGCGGCCCGGCGCGGAAGGGGTGCTGTTGTGCCCCGGCGGTCTGCGCTCACATGGCCTGGTCATCGCGGTCGGAGACCGGCGCTTTCGCCTGAAAGACCTGGTCGAGGGCGAGGTGGCGGTGCACGACGACCAAGGTCAGGTGGTGAAGCTGGCGCGTGCCGGCATCGAGATCACCACGCCGCTGAAGGTCGCCGTCAACGCGCCCGAAGTGATCGTGACGGCGGAGACCAAGGTCGTCGTGGAGTGCCCCGAGGTCCACCTGGGCGCCGAGGGCGGAAAGAAGGTCGCGCGGCACGACGATCCGGTCGTCGCCGGCAAGGTGGTGGCCAGCACGACCAAGGTGTTCGCGGCATGAGCGACCTGGCCCTGACCTGGGACGAGGCGCTGGCCCGTGCGGACGTGACGCTGGCGGGCGGCGACCTGTTGCTGGACGGCGGTCTGAGGACGGCGGTGATCATCAGCCTTTTCACCGATCGTCGGGCCGAGACCGACGACGTCCTGCCCGAGGCCGGGGCCGACCGCCGCGGCTGGTGGGGCGACGTCCAGGCCCGCGACGGGCGCGGACGGATCGGGTCCCGCCTGTGGCTGCTGAAGCGCGAGAAGCGGACGCCGGAAACGGTGGCCAGGGCCCGGGAGTATGCCGAGGAGGCGCTGGCCTGGCTGATCGAGGACCGTGTGGCCCGGCGCGTCGAGGTGACGACGGAGATCACCCCGGAAGGCTGGCTCGCCTGGAGCATCGTGATCGAGCGCCCCGAAGGCCCCGACCGCGATCGGTTCGACTTCGTCTGGAAAGGACTTTCGTGAGCTTCCCCCGTCCCAGCCTGACCACCCTGATCGCCCGCGGCCGCGCCGACATCGAGGCACGCCTGCCCGGCGCGGACAGCGGCCTGAAGCATTCGGTGCTGGGCGTGCTGGCCACCGTCCACGCCGGGGCGATGCACGGGGTTTACGGCTATCTGGACTGGCAGGCGCGGCAGCTGCTGCCCGACACCGCCGAGAGCGAGATGCTGGAGCGCCACGCCTCGATCTGGGGGGTGACGCGCAAGCCCGCGACCCTGGCCACGGGCCCGGCGCTGGCGACCGGCGTCAACGGCAGCGTGATCCCGGCCGGGACACGGCTGCAGCGCGCGGGCGGACTGGAATACGTGGTCCAGGCCGAGGCGGTGGTGAGCGGCGGCACGGCGATCCTGCAGCTGGCGGCCACGTCGGCCGGGGGATCCTCGGCCGCGTCGGCCGGGACGAAACTGACGCTGGTTTCGCCGATCGCCGGGGTCCAGGCCGAGACCACGGTGACGGCGCCGGGGCTGGGCGGCGCCGCCGATCCCGAATCGGACGACGCCCTGAGGGCGCGGTTGCTGGCCCGGCTGCGCCAGGCCCCGGAGGGCGGCGCGCGGCACGACTATGTCGCCTGGACGCTGGCTGTGCCCGAAGTGACTCGGTGCTGGATCTTCCCCGGCTGGGCCGGTGCCGGGACGGTGGGCGTGGCCTTCATGATGGACGGTCGGGAAGACCCCGTGCCGCAGCCCGCCGACTTGGCGACCGTGGAGGCCGCCCTGGTCCCGGTGGCACCGGTGACGGCCGACCTGGTCGTCTTCGCCCCGGCGGTCGAGACGGTGGATTTCGAGATCACCGGCCTGACGCCCGACGCGCCCGGGGTGCGCGACGCCGTGGAGGCCGAACTGCGCGACCTGCTGTTCCGGACTTCGCAGCCGGGCGGAACCGTGCTGATCAGCCAGATCCGCGAGGCCATCAGCCTGGCGGCCGGGGAGAGCGACCACGTCCTGGTCAGCCCCGTTGCCAACGTCGTGACCGACGCCGGTGCCCTGGCGGTGCTGGGCACGATCGACTGGGGCGATTGATGGCCAGCCGGGAGGACTATCGCGCCCAACTGGTCGCGCTGCTGCCCCAGGGCGCGGCGTGGCCGAGGGAGGCTGAAGGGACGCTGGACGGCCTGCTGGACGCACTGGCGGCCGAGTTCGAACGCCTGGACGGCCGGGCCGAGGTGCTGGCGGCCGAGGTCGATCCCCGGGCGGCCGGCGAAATGCTGTCCGACTGGGAGCGGGCCTATGGCCTGCCGGATGGATGCGTGACCGCGGAGCCGACGCCGGCCGGTCGCCGGCTGGCTCTTCATCAGCGGGTAGCGGCCCTGGGCGGGCAGTCCAAGCCCTATTTCGTCGGGCTGGCGGCCCTGCTGGGCTATGAGACGGGGATCGAGACCTTCCGACCGTCGCGGGTCGCGTTCGCCCTGCCGCGGCCCCTGGCGGGCCTGCCCTGGGCCTTCGCCTGGCGCGTGGACGTCTGGGGTCCGGCCGAGATGGGCGACGAGACCCCCGTCTACGCCTCGGCCGACCTTGAATGCGTGATTTCGCGCATCCGCCCCGCCCACACCGTGGTCAGCTTCGAGTGGTCGCCGGACCCCGAGCCGACCCTGCATTTCGACTTCCTGAACCCTCCGGACTGAGGCCCGACCATGCATCGCATCGACACCGCCGGCCATGACGACGGCCTGTTCCAGGACGGCACGCCACAGCTGGGCCAGCAGGGCACGATCATGGACGCCGACTGGGCCAACGGCGTCCAGGAGAACATCTGCGGCGTCATCGAGGGCGCGGGGATCGCCCTGGCGAAGGGTGCCAACGAGCAGCTGAAGGACGCCATTTCGGCGATGATCTCGACGGCCTTCTCGCTGGCGCTGCCGGTGGGGATGAGGGTGGAGTTCTTGGGCCCCGTGCCCGAGGTCGGCTTCATGGTCCCGAACGGGGCGCAGCATCTGCGCGCAGATTTTCCAGAGCTGGTCGCTTATTGGAGCGCCGCCGGGCTGCTGATCGCCGGCGACACACCGGAGCAGTTCCGGGCGCCGATGCACGAGGGCTATTTCAGCCGGGCAACGTCGACGGACGACACGATCGACCCGGACGGTCCGCGTGGGCCGGGCGACGTCCAGGCCGACGAGATCAAGTCGCACCTCCACCAGGTTCAGCCGCCCGCATCGACCGACGACACGGCCCAAGGCTCGACGTCCACGGGCACCGGCGGCGCGGAGACCATCGCGCCCTACAACACCGCGTCGACGGGAGGCTTGGAGACCCGGCCGAAGAACGTGGCGCACAACTGGGCCTATGTGGCCCGGTGACACTACCCCCTCGGAGACGAGGGGGGTGACGGGGTTGCAGCCCCATCACCAGCCGGCGGACACCGGCACCCGGACCAGGCGCGCCTGGTCCAAGTCCCCCCACCGGGCGCACCGGCGAGGGTATCAGTGAGCAGAATCGTTGAGGGAGTCGATCCGATGCGGCGCGTGTTGCGCGCTGCTGTTCAAGGCCCAGCCATCGGCGTTGGCGGGTGTTATAGAGATCAAGTGCCGCAGGTGCGGCGCGCTGAATGTCCTGAGGCCCCAGAGCCCCCAACCGACCGCCCATCGAGCGGCCGAAAGGAGCGGCCCTTGTGGCTCTATGTCCCCCCGACCAATCCGGCCCGGATGATTTCCGAGGCCTTTCCCTGTGCGCCGGCTACGGAGGTCTCGACCTCGGCCTTCACATCGCCGAGCCCGGCTATCGAACTGTGGGTTACGTCGAGCGGGAAGCCCACGCCGCGGCCACTCTCGTGGCCCGGATGGAAGACGCGGCCCTGGCTCCGGCGCCTGTCTGGGACGATCTGCGATCCTTCGACGGCCGACCGTGGCGCGGCCGCGTGGATCTCCTCTCTGCCGGTTATCCCTGCCAGCCCTTCAGCCAGGCCGGCCACCGACGGGGAGCCGATGATCCCCGCCACCTCTGGCCGACCGTCGCCCGCATCATCGACGAGGTCGCCCCGGAATGGGTCTTCCTCGAAAACGTCGCCGGCCACGTCACCCTGGGACTTAGGGACGTCGCCTCAGACCTTCGCGGCCTGGGCTACGGCGTCCGGGCGGGCCTGTTCACGGCGGCTGAAGCGGGCGCGCCGCATCTTCGGCGGCGGCTCTTCATACTGGCCCACGCCGACGGCGGCCGACGCGGGCTACTTTCCCGACGTGACCATCGACCAGACCCTGTCGTTCAAGGGGCCGTTCGACATCACCGAGGGGAGCGGGGGGCAGTTCTCCCTGGACAACGCGACCCGGGTTTGGACGCTACTGTGGCGCATCCTGAAGGCCTTGGGGCTGGACCCCGCGACAGCGACGACAGCGTCTTCGTTCCCCATCCGGATCAGCTTCCGGAGTGGGCAGGGCTCCTCGCTCGCCGGCCTGAACTCCAACCCGCTCTTCTACGAGGGGATTATGGGATGGCCGACCGACTGGACCGCACCAGAGGGGCGGGTAACGGGGTTTGCAGCCTGGCTGCAGCGATCGCGTGGACGACACTTAAAGGCGCTTTCAGCGACCGATTAAGGGCCGTTTGAAGGTCTGGGCGCGCCACCCTATCTGTCGCCCTTCGCAAGGAGCACGACATGATCATCGACGGCGGCATCACAGGCGGCGCGCCCGCCAAGGCGGGAGACTTTGCGACGGCCCTCTATGGAGGCCAGGCCCTCGTCGGCTTCATCGTTGAGGACGGGCAGGGGGTCATGTTCCTCAGTCTGACGCAGGTGATGGAGGACGAGCCTGCGCCCTTCGTCATTGATCTCGACCAGCTGGAGACAGCTCCCCGCGCGATCGCCGGCGACGTCGTGATCGAGCCTGCAGCCGGCCCGTTCGGCTGGACCGCCGTGGATTATCGCTCTTCGGGCGTGTTGATCGTCCTCCCGGATGGCCGGCTGGGGATCTCAGTGAAGTTCAGGCAGACGATCGCCCGATCGGTCTTGTTGTTCTTCGACCTCCGCACGGGCCAGCAGCTGACGTCGGCGTCGGGCGCGTCCGGGGTCGCCGAATGGAAGCTGAAGTGGCGAGCTCCGTGGCATACGGACGCGGTCGAGGTCGTCAGTTTCGGACGCTGAGTGCTCCAGAACCTCTTGTCCCAGACTCCAGCCGCTTTTGTCCCGCTACACGCGGTCCCCTCTACGCCAGAAACGGTCGTAGTCAGACCCGCGCCGGAAAAGAACATATTGGCAACCGGAACAAACCGTGCACATAGTCGCCTCACAGACAGGGGGCGGGTCCATGGCGGGTCTCTCCCGGAACCAGATGGGAATCATGGCAAGGGAGACCAAGGCGATGGCACAGGCGGCTTTGAAACTGGTGGGCAAGGAAGACGGCGACAAGGCGCGGGCTCTGGAGGCGGCGATCGCCCAGATCGACCGGGCCTTCGGCAAGGGCTCGGTGATGAAGCTGGGCAAGGCCGGCGTCGTGGCCGAGATCGAGAGCGTCTCGACCGGCTCCCTGGGCCTCGACATGGCGCTGGGCATCGGCGGCCTGCCAAAGGGGCGGGTGATCGAGGTGTTCGGCCCGGAAAGCTCCGGCAAGACCACCCTGGCCCTGCACACCGTGGCCGAGGTGCAGAAGTCGGGCGGCGTCGCCGCCTTCGTCGACGCCGAGCACGCGCTGGATCCGGTCTATGCCCAGAAGTTGGGCGTGAACCTGGACGACCTGCTGGTGTCCCAGCCCGACAACGGCGAACAGGCGCTCGAGATCGTCGACACCCTGGTGCGCTCCGGCGCGGTGGACATCGTGGTCATCGACTCCGTCGCCGCCCTGACGCCCAAGGCCGAGATCGAGGGCGAGATGGGCGACAGCCTGCCCGGCCTGCAGGCCCGCCTCATGTCCCAGGCCCTGCGCAAGCTGACGGCCTCGATCAGCCGCTCGAACTGCATCGTCCTGTTCATCAACCAGATCCGCCACAAGATCGGGGTGATGTACGGCTCGCCCGAGACGACCACCGGCGGCAATGCGCTGAAATTCTACGCCTCGGTCCGCCTCGACATCCGCCGCACTGGCGCGATCAAGAACCGCGACGAGGTGGTGGGCAACACCACCCGGGTGAAGGTGGTCAAGAACAAGGTCGCCCCGCCGTTCCGGGAGGTCATCTTCGACATCATGTACGGCGAGGGCATCTCCAAGATCGGCGAGATCATCGACCTGGGGGTCAAGGCCGGCATCATCGAGAAGTCGGGCAGCTGGTTCAGCCACGACTCCACCCGCATCGGTCAGGGCCGCGAGAACGTGCGCGACTTCCTCAAGGCCAATCCCGACGTGGCGGCCACGATCGAGAAACAGGTGCGCCAGTCGACCACCAAGATCGCCGAGGAACTGCTGGGCACGCCCGAGCCTGACGAGGGTCAGGACCTGGAGGGCTGA